AGAAATACGATTGGAAGAAACATCATAAGTGGTGTTTACCGATACCTGATTCTGCCATGAAGACTGGAAACTGGTCTTATCAATATTGCCTACAGTATTATCCTGTCCACCAAAGGCTTTGGCATCGAACCAGCCATCAGTACCATTGTAATAAAGAGACTCAAGGTTATCGAGAACAGTGGAACTATTAGCGACTACCTGCTTTTCCCACTCACGCCTCATCATACCAAGGACAGACTTAAGCCTTGCACTCAGAATATTTACCAATGCTCTCTCACCTTTATTTGAAAGAGACTCAGTATCAGTAAGAACTACTGGAGCAACAAAGTCTGTCCACTTCCAGTTAGCGGTTCTGAGAGGGTCTTTCACTGCAAGCGAGATTGCTTCGTATCCACTCTTAAGATTGGTGATACTGGAGTGGTCAGTAAGAATAACAGGGGCATCAATATAAGAACCACCTGAGATTTTTTGTACATTGCCATGTCTCTGCACGGCTTCTAAAAGGGGGATGGATTTAAAAGTATTATCTACTTCTTTGTCACGGAGAATTCGCAGTGTACTTGCGAGAATGTCGTGTTGGACTCCCGTAACTGTTACGTTTGAAACGGCCATAATAATTACCTCATTGTTAATATATGACTTCTCTCTATAGTAGAGAGATTTTTTAAATTAAAATATACTTGGGTCTGCGTATCCGTGACGGGCAGTTTTGTTAAACAAAGCGTATCCTTCATAGGGTCTTCGTTGTTATGAGTATAGCGCAAAAATAATAGAAACATTTTTCTTATTTCCCCTGCGACTTTAAAGCGGAATAGATGTCCCATGCTGACATTTCTTTCAGATTAGAGGGAACAGTAGAAGCAGACCTTCGGCTACCAGCACTTGTTAAAGAAGCCAACCTTCTCTTTCTATCTCTGACTGATTCTGATTCAGCCTTAGAGATATGCTTTTGTGCCTCTGCTCTTTGTCCTCTCACTACCCAATAGGCAGTCTCTAAATCCATAGCATCGTTGGACAATAAAACGGTTTTGACATCGCCTCTAAACTCATCATCACTTCTTAATTCAGGATGGCTATCCATAAAAGTATTCACCTTCTGCTTCGCATGCGACTTCTGTTGCTGCTCGGCTATAGGTTGTAGTAATGATTCAAGTTTTTGAGCCACGATTTTATTAACATATTTATCAAAAGACTCTGCATCGAAGGGGTCAAACTCTCCTTCTGTTGATGCTACCTCTTTCAATTTCTGCATGGTATCAGATTTTAAAAGAGATTCTGTTTGAGCCTGTACTTTCTTTCTTTGTTCAGCGAGAGCCTGAGTCTTCCTTGTATAGTCAGACCTTAGACTTCTCATAGCCCTCTGTACTTCGGGCGGTTGGTTCTCTATTACAGAGTCCCATGATTCTCCTTCTCTTAGAGTCTCGGAGTTTATTTCTTTTTTTTCTTCTTCAGTTGCCTTCTCGTATCGCTGGTCTTCCTCATGTTTTAAAAGAAGTTTCTCAATCCTTTGGTCGTAGTCATCACCATAATAAGGTGCGCTCTTATCGCCCATTAGGGATACGGGTTGACCAACATCGTTAGTCTCTGTAGTTGTTGTCTCTACAGACTGGTCTGTGCCAGTGTCCTGTGGAGTTTTATTGTCCATTTTTAAACCATCCTTTCTGCAAATAGTGCATCTGTTTCTACCGCTTCTTCAGGTGAAGCGATAACCTCTTCAGGGATTTCTTCTTCCCCTGTTTCAAGCAAAGCAATCTGCTCACTTAAAAAATTATTAAAAGTTTTATCTTTAGAATATCCTTCCAATCTTCCAGCCAACATCTCTAATCCTCTGTCATCGACTGCTTCTTCAAATGGAAGTGGGTCTAAGCCAGCAGCCATGGCTGCTTCAGATACCATAGATAACTGACGAATAAATTCTTCGGGTAGTGGGCCTTCTATATCCTCATCAAAAGATGGGTAAGGCTCTATATTAAATAGTGGTAAAACTTTATTTATACCATCTACAAGGAGATTTAAACTCTGTATTGAGTAACTCCCTGAAGGTATAGACATTTCTACCTGTTCTGTAATGGCGGTATCCATCTGTTGTCCAGCCTGTTGTAACTGTGCTGGTTCCACAATGGGTTCCTCATTCGCTCTATCGTAAAGTGGCATTATCAACCTCCTGTATAAACTTTTTAGGGTCTGCCTTAAATCTTTTTATTTCTTTATTATGCTCTTCTGCTTCGGCTATTTGTGCATCAACTCTGTCGTCAGATACCTCATCGGGTTCCAACTGCCTTACGCCTTTCTCTTTCATAACTTTCTTTCTATGGCTGGCACTGGCTATATTACAGCCAAGTCCTCTGTCATAATATGCACCGTTCCAATCTCCCCATGAAGAATGACGGGCGAAAGCAGAGAGTATTTTTATTAAATATTCCCCACACTCAGGACAATACTGCGGAGTCTTTCTCTTATCTACAGAGAGAATGAACTCATGCAACCGATTGCACGGCTGACACTGGTATTCATAAATAGGCATCAGTATATTCCTCCTTGACCTTGTGGTAAGAAGGGTTCCACATCCTGTGGAGAAGCACCTTTACCTTGCATGATTGGCATATCAGGGGGAACTTGGGGGGATTGAACACCTGAAGGTGATGGTTGTGGCATCTCAGCATCAGCAGAAGAAGTGACTTCAGGGAGGAGGGATTCATCTAAATCGAATAGACGGATTATTTCTTTTAAAATCTTTTGTGGTGGTACTCCCATCTGTGCCAGCATCTGTGTAAGATTCATAAACTCTGACTTCTTTATTGCTTCTGAGATTGGAGTAGACCCTGACTCTTGTGCAAAGAATCCAAAGTCTCCATCTAAATCTTTGTAAGAGATGGGTTCAGGCTGACCATTTAATAAAATAATATCTGTGTCATCACCTAAGAAAGTCTTCATCATAGAGATATAAACCTTTGCGGTATTCTCTATCGAAGCGTGTAACTCTCTCGCACATCTTCCTTGCTCAGTAGAGGAATAAGATGCTAACAGTAATGCTTCTGTAGCCGTAGTATTAACTGCTTCACCACGAGTAAACGCTGCTTGCAAAGAACCTTTTGCTAAATCTTCCTGAACATTTTGGAAATAATTTTCTAACTCAGTTGGTACTGGAGAGTGTGGCATCGGAAGAATAGATGCTTGTAGTGTTTGGCCTTGCGATAACTGGACTTCTATAAACTCTCCATCATGGCCTTGTGCTATCTTTGACAAAGCAATGTCATCATATACACCTTTCTCTACAATCCATTGTCGTGCTGACCTTCTGACCATAGAGGCTTGATATGTTCTAATGACATTAGTCTCTACGATTTGGTCATAGATTCTTCTTAAAGCAGAGTATCCTCTCAATGGAAGTTCGGGCATACGGGAAAAATATAGAGGGATTATTGGAGCAACTGGTTGGTTGGCTCCATCAGTAAAAGGAATCTCATTAAACTTTTCTGTATTTATATTATCCTCTTCACCAACCTCTATCTCTATCCCATCCTGTAACCACTTACTGCCACCGTTCCAGTCGGGTGACCATACATAAAATTTATTTTTATCTATAGCATAGACTTCGACAATCTCTACATAGTTAAAGACTGACAGTGACTGCTCTCTATCTGCGTCATAAGACCTGAAGATAGACTGGCCTTCTCCCTCATCAGTATCATCAAGGAATCTTCTCATTGGCTTTATGCCGAATCTTTTATTTCCAAATCTTTCCTTCGCTTCTTCTTCTCTTATGTAATATCTGTGGGCTACGAATGATTGGTCTGTCCAACTGGCTCCATCTAAATCTACAATACAATCCCAAGGAGCAACTACACTGGCCCTTACTCTTTTGAATGGGTCGGGGTTAGCGGTATAAGAAAGTTTTAAAAAAGCATTTGGATATATAAGAGCCAGCCTTGATACATCTTCTAAGACTGTACGAATCATTATTAAAAATTCATTGGCTAAAGACTGTACCTTTTGTGGTACTCCTCTTCCCCTCAAATCAGCCTTCACTACAACAGCAGGATTACGGGCATAAAGACTTGCAATAAAACCTTCTACATATTCGTAGGCTCTCGGTACTTCTATTAGAATCTGAGATGGGTCAGCAGTCTTATCCCAATATCTATTAGCGTAAACATTACGCAGTCTCCTCATCTCTGCTCTTCGTCCATCCCAATAATTAGAATGAGCCTCATATAATTCTTTAAAAATCTTTGGGGTCATCGAGCCACCTGCCATGGAATAGCCTTACTCATTATATTATTTCTTCTTCGTTCTGATATAAGTGAATCCATTAAATGCTCCCGCTTAGAATGTATCTGATACTTGGGACAATCTCTCAACGCTCTATAACATAGAGCGAGACTCATAGCGAGGTCATCGTGCATACCTTTCGGTGCTTCAGGTGCTATCTTTTCTACAACTAAAGAATGTAATTCCAACAGGGTCACATCAGGTAATTTTAAAATCATATTGTTATGGATATACTCTCGAAGAATCTCATAGATATTTACTTTAGATGGTAGTGTTGTCGTCCAATCCTTTCTCTTCTCGGTGACCCATAGATTAGTGAAGCCATATAACCTGAGTCTATCTAATATTAAATGGCCGTGATTATTACTTTCAACCAACGTAAACGCATCGTTGTATTGGGATATTTTTTTATATATTATTTCTGCAAAAGCCGTAGGAGATTTACGGTTTGACCTATAGGTGTAGACCACTTGGTTGTTCATGGCTGAGGCTATCGTCAGTACAGAATAATCTCTGTTGACTCCAGCAGCCACATCTACTCCCGCAACATAAACATTATTTTCTTCAGGTGCTTCGAGAGTTATATCTTCTCCTCTCATGGCTATTGGTTCTATGCAATTCAGCGCATCGTTTGAGAAGAAGTTTGAATCACCGAGATGGAAAGCATCGTCTAATGATGCAGGATATTCTCTTCTAAAATCATCTATGCCAATGGTTCCAACTGTTTCTCTTCTCCATTGCAACTGATTATTATTTAAATTAAACTTCGCAATCAATTGCACTTCCTCTTCCGTAGGCTCAAAGTCTGATGGTGCTGGTGACTGATAAGCCTCATGCTCCCACCACCAAAAACATATTAAAGTCCAGCCATTATCGGGAGAGTTTATACACAACTGATGGAATATATCTCCTGCTTTATGCGGTGTAGATTCTATTAAAAGTTTTCCATCCTTGGGTAAGGTTGCGGTAGTGGCTGCCAATACTTTAGAAGGGTCAGTGTAATAGGCGAACTCTGAAAGGTGAGCAGATGTCAGAGAGAATGAGCGAGTACCACCCTTAGAGCCAGCGGTATAAGATGACAGTGTTGCACCAGTATCTGCAAACTTTAAGTCTGTAGTATTATTTATTTGTAAATCTCTTTGCATTAACTCAGGAAGACCATCGTAAAATCCTGCATCCATTCCCCTTAAATGTTTCGCGCTTCTATCATGAAAAGAAATAACGCCCCATTTCTCTGAGGCATCAGCACAATACGCTCTCCAAAAAGCATATGCTCTAATCAATGTAGAGATACCAATCTGACGAGGCTTTAATATTATTATTTTATTTTTTAATTCTAATAATTTTAATAGCCGTGATTGTTCTGCGTTTAAATAAAAGGGAATGAGTTTCTGCGTCTGCTTATCCGTTATCTTTAAGAGTTTAAAAAAAGATAAAGGGTTCTCTAATATAGAGGAGAGTTGGCCGTGGTATTTCTTCGGTATAGATTTAGGCATATAGGGCATAGATTAAACAGCCCCCACTAATCTAAATGCAGACTCTAACTCTTCCATTTCTTTTTCTATTTCTTCCTCAACAACAGTATGATTGTGGGCATATTTTTCTATAACAAAGACCGCAGCCTTAACGACAGCGGGTTCATTCGGGGATTCTTTTATTATTTTTTCCAATCTATTGAGAGAGGTGAGGAGAAGAGAGTCCAATCGGGTTTTAATTTCTGCGCTCTCCACCTTCAGGTACTCAGGCTTTAAAAGATTTAAATGTTTTTTCTCTATCTCTATTGCAGTGATGAAGGCTGGTTGCTTTAACCATTTATAAATCGTAGACACACTGACCCCAATCTTATCTGAAACTTTTTGTTTAGATAATCCTTCAGCCAACAATCTCGCACCGTCCGATTGAGCGTAAGACAAAGAACTTTTCTTTTGAAATCCTTTTACGCCATCAGTTGCTGTATGCTTTGTGCCTGTTTTTCCTTTCAATCTTAATCTCTCTTTATTTATATCTATAATAAATAGTAGTTTAACGCCTATTTCTTCCCATTATTATACACATTTCTACGATTTTTTTCCATCTTTTATCTTTCTTTTCTCCATCTCACCAAGATAATTTTCAAATCTCCAATCGTGCTTGTCATATGTATATGTCTCCAGCAGTTTTACCTCGGCCAATAATAGATTAAATATTTTATCATCGGGGTATCTATCATTCAGCAACTCTAACTTTTTCCTCATCGTCATAAAGTAGATATATATCTGCGGTTTGGCTGCGGTTTTAAATGGCATTGTACCTACTGCATTTGTATTAGTAGAATATTATTTTATTCCCTGTCTTTTATTCACTGGACAGGCGGACAGGCTGGACACCCTGTTTTTCATATTTATATGCTTCTCCCCTTTTTCTACCAATATCTGTATTGAGGGGGTGGGTTTCCCTACGATTCCATAGAATAAAGGGAAACATACATTTATTTTAATAATACCCTGTCTACCCTGTCCAACTGTCCACAGCACTC